GTCAAAGTCATAACACTACCTTGTTAGATTGGCGTAGAGGCGTTCCGCTCTGGCAAGGCCTCTTTTGGTCGAACTTGAAGTCAGGGTAGTATTCATTTTATTCAACAGGAGTAACTACTTTAGATAGTAGCCAGGCCAATTGTTGCAGCTATTTAAAGCATAACCCACTTTCCTTATAACCTTTACACACTACGTGTGTGTGACCATACATGGCCCGCGCGATCTTATTCTGTGGGGCAAAGGCTGTACCAAATGTCTACATGTCAGGGGTCATCAGGGGATGATCAGTAGCATTATCGAGACGTGGCCGAGGTACCATCCTATCTGGTAGAGTTGGATACTCTCTTAAATATAGTATCTGTGAGATACCACACCTATACTTGGTATTTCCGAAGCCCCAAGCATGCCCTGTGACAGGTGAAGCTTCATTGTATAGACTATACGTACCGAGAAGTAACGTTGCATTTGCAACATAAAGATTTACTCTTATGAGAAAACTTTTCCCTTCTCTCGTGCGTGAAATACCGATCCGGTCTTCTACTATGAAGCATCTAGATACTTTTATGTCTGCTCTTATGGTTTTCGTTGGTCTTACTCAAAAGTCGATTTCAGAATCACTCCTGTCAGCACTTGGTCGAATTTATCATCGTATTCATTCCCTTCTATTGTCCGACCCTAAAGTCTTAATATCACAATTAAAGAAGGCACAACATTGGTACTTGTCCATTATAAGAGGTGCATCACCCGATACACGGCATCCATTTGACTCTGCTAATGATTTCTTCTCGCCACATCTAGGCGGCCCATCAGCACCTAATACTATTCTATGGCTTCGGTCTATCGTACTTGAAACAGCTGCTACTGACCTTGCATTCTTTGACAAGCTCGTATACGCGTTCTTGTCAATGCATCGCTTAATTGTCACACCACCTACTAAAGACTACACTACGATTACTGACCCACCTACTTGGTCACCAGAGACTGCAGGCTCCCCTACACAATCCGAGATATTGGCTGCATTAACAAATCTTTTCGGAGATCTTGATTCAGTCAGAGCTGCTTATGCTAGAAAGTGTGCGGCCCAGCAACACATGTTACTACATACTGCTGGCCCCAATGGTAAGGCAGGCTGGTCCTCGTATGAAGATACAATCGCATTAATGAACGCCCTCCCCGTACTGCGCCAACTTATCTCTTACGCTGAACAATCTAAACTATACACACTGCTATCAGACATGCAATCTACTACTTCTCTTCCCGGATTCACTGGTGACACAAGGGGTGGCTTAGAAACTGGCCGTATCCATACCTTTGAAGAGTGGGGTGGCAAGACTCGAAATGTCGCTATAGTGGATTACTGGACTCAACTTATGTTAACTCCACTCCACGATACTATCTTTGATTTACTTAAGACACTCCCTTGCGATGCGACTTTTGATCAAGATGGAGCCTCTGACCAAATCCGGCAGTGGACAAGAGGTCTTGGTGTG